CCATTAGATAGCTCTCAGTTTGTGAGACTTCTCGACAAACGCCTCCGTAGCGTTAGCGAGAGTAAGTATAAGGAATTGCCCAGTATGATTCCGAAACTATACAATACGATTTCCTCAGATAGTGCGTGGGAAGAGTTTTATAGCGTAGGGGCCGTGCCGGACATCCCGGAGTTTAACGGAAAAATCTCTTGGCTCGGTATCGCTCCGGGGTATCACACCAAGATCGAACCCAAGGAATATTCGGGTGGTATTCTTGCAAACCGCAAGATCATTGACGACAAGAAGTACGCTGTTCTCGACAACAGGTCGGCAGGGCTTATGGAGTCTGCTCACAGGGTTAGGGAAAAGAAGGGTGTCCGTCCTTTCGGATATGCCTTTTCCACGGCTTTTGACTACATGGAGAGCGAAGAGGATGTAGCTCTGTGTTCGAGTTCCCATACCACGAAGTCCGGTACCTCTACCTCTTCGGGTTTTGATAATGCCGGCACGAGTGCAATGAGCAAGACTTCTATTGCTGCGACCAGATTGCTCATGCGGAAGTTCAAAAACGATATCTCTGAACGGATTAACGTAGGGGATGACTTGGCGATTGTATGCCCTGACAACCTTGCCGATACCGCCTTTGAGATCGTTGGGACTCCGAAAGGCTACGATACGGCTGCCCAGGACAAGAATATGGACTATGGCAGGTATGAGGTTATTCCGTATCTCCGCCTGGACGACATCGACACTAACAACTGGTTCATGGTGTGGAAGTCTCAGATGAAGAAAGACCTCATCTGGATGGACAGGATTGCTCCTGAATCAAAGAACACCGTGGATTTCAAAACCTATCAGTATATGCAGGCTGTGTACTTCAGGTGTGCGGCTGGCTTTATTGACTGGCGATGGATTTATGGACACGTGGTTTCGTAATAATATCAATAACTTAGCCGTAAGGAGCTATAAATATGGAAGCCCATCAGGAGGCTCCAAAAGTTCTTTCAGATGAGTATGTCGCTGGTTTGTTTGATGGAGAGGGTTGTGTTTACTGCCAAAGACAGTGGATTAAGGGAAAGTATGAAAAATATCCACGGGTTCAAATGCAAGTGAGCATATCTAACACGAACCTTGAGGTTTTAGGTTTGTTAGAAAATTGGTTTGGTGGTGGAATAACATCGAAGGGTAAAAAAAATCTGCCACATTACCAAAAATGTTACGCTTGGCGAGTTATAGGGAAAACAGAACTTTTGAGGTTTTTAAACGTAATCCATCCTCATTCTGTTGTTAAACGGTTTGATATAGAACAGGCGATACGCTTTGCGGAAACTCTTCGTGAGGAAAATTTAGGCTGTTGCCCCTTGTCGTCAGAAGTACATGCTCTTAGGGAAGAAATTTACGAAGCTTTAAAGAAGCGTAAAGACAAGAAACCTTACAAAACCCTCCGATAAAAGGGTTCACTCTCTAATTGGGGGGAGTATCGGCTCCCCCCTCTATATAGTCTTACCGGGATAGTCTGGTAGACTAAAGGAGAAAACATAATGACGATTTATGGAACATTTAAGAAAGCCGGTATTCCCATTATGCCGCCCGAGTCAGGTGGTGTATGGGGACGCCAGTATTTTGTGGATGGAACTAATGGGTCGGATAGTAATTCTGGGGAACAACCCGACAAAGCCTTTAAGACCATCCAAACGGCAGTAACCAAGCAGATAGCATACACTTCTGGTTTAGGTGATGTTATCCGCATATTTCCCGGTACATACGCAGAAAGCATTACGGCATCTGCGTTTGACAATTTAAGCATGGTTGGTTTGGGTGTAAATCCTGATGCGGTTATCGTGGCACCCACAGCCGGGAGTGGCTTAGTAACGGGAACTGATGGAACAGCCGCAGCTTCCATGACTAACTCGCTTATTAAGAATATGACTTGGAGGGCACCGAGTACCAGCAATGTGACATATCCCGCTGTTGTTATTGGATACATGGTTGGTTCGGTCATTGAGGATTGTAAGTTTAAGGGTACTACAACCTGTGCTTATGGTTCCACCAATGGCACTGTAGGCTTGCAGATCAGTAGCAGAACCTATGTGGCTTGGGAATTTCACGAACACAGTAGAGTTAGCCGTTGTGAATTTACCACTAATGCCGGGAGGAACAAAGAACTTAGTTACGCCATTAGAATTGGCACCGCAACCAATACTACCCCTTCTTACAGGGGGTTTAAGTCCATGATTATTGAGGACTGTCTTGTTGGTGCGTATGACACTGGGATTTTGTTAAATACTGGTGCAGCAAGCTGTAATGGCACGGTCATTCGTAGGAACATCATTACTTCTCATCAAGGTGGTGATGGTGTTAATGAAGGAATCGTGTCTGCCGCTGATGATGGTACTGATACCATGTGTCTGATTGCTGACAATAAAATACAGGCAATCTCAGACTGTATCAAGAACTTTGCAGCAGGCAACTGTATGGGTAATATCGTATCGGTTGGTAACGCTACACCTGATACCGAGTACTTTGACGGTTCATGATAACCCTTAACCGTGGGGGTGGAAACACCCCTGCACACATAAGGAGAATAACTCATGGCAACAATAGATCAGATAGCGGCTGGTCTGATAGCATTTAGGGATGAAACCTACAGCAGGCTTACAGCATTGGATGCTAAGATAGATGCACTTGGCGAGTTAGAAACCAAGATAGATGCCGACAGGGTGCTTTATACCAACTGTGTCCACTGCAATGTCAATGGGATGATAGATGGTGACCCTTCAAGTTGTACGGTGTGTGGTGGAACTGGTTTTAGGCCATATGGGAAAACCGGAAAAACATAAGGAGGAATAGCAATGGCAGAATTAACTCAGGAAGAAAAAATCAAAATTAAAAAGGCTGAGTTGGAAGAAGACAAGAAAAAGAAAGCCAAAAAGAAAAAGGGGGTTAAATAATGGCATTAGAAAGCGTTCAATTTTTTGGAGCGGCAGACAGGGAAGGGAAACGCTCTGACGGTAGAATCGCATCGGAATATCCTGGGTGGTATTTTGATGTGCAGTTAGGGGATCTCAAAGAGGAAATAGAGTATAAGCAAGACCAAATCAAGCGGGAGCTTGTTCCCCCGTCCGAGCTGCCTTATATCAAGGAAGAACTCAAAAAACAGGAAGAAAGCCTTGAGCGTATTCGATCAAAGCCTAAACTGAAAGGCAAAGACGAAGAAGAGGCTGGATCTTTCTATAAGAAACTTTCCACGGAAATAAGGGAGTCCATGCCGTCCCGGTCTGAAATGAAAAAGGGTTTGGTCAACGTCCACGAAGAGGCACGGCGGATGACGGAACCTATCATAGACGTGCGGGGAAAAACAAAACTTTTGGCGAATATGGGTATTACGGCTAAAGGTGGAAAGATCAGCCGAACACAGGCGTCAAAGGCGTTCAAGATTTTAGGAAGGGTGCTTGACGAACCCACCAACACGGAATATCTGAGGCGGGACTATAATCACGGAACCTTTCACCAGGAAAGAAGTCTTGAAGAAATGGAGAACTAATGTCTGATGGCAAAGACCTTCTCAGGCGGTTAGAGCAAATCCTGAATGAAGAAAGCGTGGGGACATGGCTTGATGACAAAAGCTCCTATGACTTTCTTTGGGAAGCCGCAAAGGAATGGACGGCAAGAACAAAATGCCTGACCTCCATGTATGAGTTTAAGACGGTAGAGGGTCAGCCAAATTATACCCTGCCTGCCGGATTCTTGAAACTATTCTTAATGGACAAGCAGAATCGGTATTATGTCCGATACACGGATGGTACAGACCATTTTGTGAAGTTCAAGGATTACGAGGATATCATACACGAGAACAGCGTCCAGACCTACGATATTCAGCAAAGCACATTGACGACCTCTGCTACAACCATTCAGGATACGGGGCAGGATTTCGGGGATTGGGAGACCTCATCCGGGGATTCGGTGTATCAGTTAAGATTTACCGATACTCAAGGAAATGAATCTTGGGCATATCTTGGAGAGGCTTCTACAACGACCAACGCAGATGATACCATTGCCGTTTTCACTGATCTTGCAAGGGCTTCTACCGGCTGGAACGGGGCGGGTACTCCTTCGGGTACGGCAAGCCATTACAGGGTTGAAAAAGCCTCATCCGCAGATGTCCCAACGAGTTTTTCTATCAGGGATAAACAAGCCCTCTATTCTCAGATAACCGGCACGGCTACCTCTGACGGGGATGATTCGGCGGGAGAGTGTACCTTGACCGACAGTTCCGGGGTCTTTATCACCACTGACTATGTAAATAAGGGTGACATAATCCATAACACCACAGATAGCAGTGATGGTGTGGTGCTATCCATAACAAGTGCCACGGCTTTAGTCTGTGCCTTGTTCGGTGGAACCGGCAATGATTGGGACAAAGACGATGCCTATGTCATTCAGCCACAGGGTAGGCTTGAGATTTATCTTGACCCGCCTCCATCGGATTCAGGGGACATTGTAAGAGTTGATTTTACAGAAAGACCGGACCCAGTTTACTCTGATTATGGCGTTTATCGGTTCAGGCAACACGCTACGGAGGCCATAGTGAAATATGCTGCGTTTCTCTATAAATATCGTGACCAGGAGCCTAATTTCGGGGATGCGCTCTTTCAATGGTGGGATAGGGCAGTAAGGCAGGAAGCATACAATCTACACCCGGAAAAGAAGAGATCACGGTGGACGGTTAACCTGAAGGCAAGGCGATAATGGGAAGCGTAAAGAAAACAGGCGTAAAGAAATTTACAGACCTTAATTCACAGCCTTTCAGGGGCGGGGCGTACACAGGCAAAGAATTAGCCTTAATCCCTTCTGGTGGTTTCTCAATGGTTCAGGATTTAAGGGCAAGACACCCTGGATTTGAGCAAAGGCCGGGGTGTGCTAAAAAGCATACAACGGCAGACTCTACCAATAAAGTTCTTTCCATGTATCAATTCTCCAAGGGCAAGCGTACAGAACGCCATTTCTTAGCCCAAATGTCAGATGGTGACATTCTTGCCGCCACAGATGCCCCCCCTACCGTTACAACCGGGGCTTTTGGGTCCGAGCTTAAAAGCAATAGCGCAAGCCAGATTCCCGCATCTTGGGGGAATATAGATGATGTCCTAATCCATTCTAACGGTGTTGACCAACATCAAGTTTATGCCGGAACAGCCAATTACGTGAAAGCCTTTGTGAAGTCTGATAGTGATGCGGCTTTACCCAACGTACCGGAAGATGGATATGATTATACGGTAGATGTCACAGACGGTTTGACAACCACATACGCTGATCTTGGTGAATTAGATGTCTATGCAAGCCATGAATGCGTTCTTATCTGTTGCCCGGTTCCGGCAAATAAGCTGACGTGGACATTTGGAACGGCTAACGATACGGCGGCGGTGGGAACCTTGAGATACCGAAAAAGTGATAATTCATGGGCCGACACATCTGAAACAGACGGGACTATCTCAAGTGCCAAAACTTTAGGGCAAGATGGTTCAATGACATGGAGTTCCCCGTCTGACGAGATTCCCTGTCTGATGTTTGGTATTTCAGGATATTGGTACAGGTGGGAAACCGACACACAGCTTCATGCTACGTGTACGGTTACGGGTTTGACCTATGGTAGTGACTTTAACGACCTTACGAACGTGTGGGATGGTGTGCCTGTCCCCGCCATAGAAGCCAGGTTCAATGATGACTCTGCCAGCGTCTACAAACTATTCAGTTATGACACAATCGAAATAGACGAAATGACAGCATCGGACAAGGTATATTTCAATTCGTTTGACAACATAAACGGCTTTTATGTGGACGTAGGAGAAAAACCGAACACCACTGCCGCCACGAAGATTGATGCTGTTTATTGTTGGGACGGGGATGCTTTTGTTACCTGCGACACGATTACGGATGGGACAAATGGTATGGCGAACAGCGGGTGGGTGACATTTGACAAACTTGCCACAGCCGAACCGACACAGTTTCAGACTTCAAGGTATTACAGTTATTGGTATTTTTTTGAAGTAGACAAGACCCTTAATGATGATGTGATTATCTCGATTGAAACCATGCCTACATTTGATATTGCAGAATTGGGCATAGGCAAATGTAATGAGGTATGGAAAGACAGGGGCGTCTATTCATTTGACAGGTTTCCTTCATATATCTATCTGTCTGCCAAAAATAACCTAAATTACTTGAATGGCATTGACTACGGTATCTTACAGGCCGGAGATGGGCGAAGTAATGAAGTTGTCTGCATGAAACGCTTTCACAATGAGCTTATGGTTTGGCAAAAGGAAAAAGGGCGGAACGGGGGTTGCCTGACCTTATTTGAAGGTTATTCCCCCCCGACATTCGGCAAGCTGGTCATATCCTCAAAGGTTGGCACATTCAATGCTAAAAGTGCGGTTGTGGTTGATGGAGTCCTGACTTCCACGGCCACGGAAGAGAAGATAAAGACATTAGCCTTTTTTATCAGTCATTATGGGGTTTGTGTATCGGACGGTAGAACGGTTTCCGTTATTTCCGACAATATTCAGAATTATTTTGATCCCACCTTTTCGGAGTGTATCAGGCGGGGATGTGAAAACGAAATGTGGCTTGACCACGATTCGGGATTTAATGTTTTGAAATTAGGGCTTGTGAGTGGGTATCCCCTTATGACCAGTACTGCTACGTCTACGACCAGCGATAAACTGGTAGACACGGCAGGGGCTTTTACCACACGCAAGGTGCCGGGTAAAGAGGTTGCAGGAACGATAAAGATCGGTGATACGGTAAAAAACACCACGGACAGCACCACGGCTTTAGTTACGGCGATTGATAGTGCTACTACATTGTCTATTGATACAGACATTATGGCAAGCGGGGAGGGTTATCAAATACTGTCCAGCGTGCCGAACGTGTTTCCTGTATTTGATTTAGTGGATAAGGTGTGGAGTTTTGATTTCCCCGCCCAAGAACTATCCTGCCATACTGAAGTGGAAGCCGCAAGTGGGGACATCCCAATTTTGCAGTATGGGGGCGGAACGGATGATGGATTTATTTACAGACTTAACACAACGGCCTTAGACGTAACAACAGCGATTGCACCTTATTGCACTATTGAATTAGACGCAAAAGCCGCTGAGATGTGGCTGAGACGCCTTCTCATTCGTTTTAAGAGTCAGACATCGGGGAATTGCACAATAACGCCATACCGGAATGGAGTGGCGGGGTCCGATACCTTGACGTTAGATATGTCGGCAGAAACGACAAGCGAAGTTCTTAGGCGGTGGTTGGTGGGGGTAAACGTAAAAGATAGCCATATCTCCCTGAAAATAGAGAAGGCTTCCGGTGCTACGGGATTCTATCTCTTGGATTTAGGGTTAGAGATATTTATTACAGAGGGACATTAATGGAAAAGCAAGTCAGATGGACAGAAAAGTTCATCAAGTGCAAAGACCTCAACGAAGAACGGGGCATAGACCCCACCGTTATTAACAAGAGTGGCTTTTGGGATAAACCAAAGCCGATGGATTATGACGATCAGGACAAAACAGCAAATCCCAACAAATAAGGATTACAACCGTAAACCCTATATGTATGGGCCAGAGGGTGATTATCGGGAAATGATGAAGGGTGTGACCGGCAAGGCCATGTTTAACCAAAGGCTTGAGGCTCAGTCAGAGTTCAAAAAGCCTTATTTGTCTGACGAATATCCTGAAATGGAACAGTTTTTCATGCCCCCCTTTCCGAACTTTGCATGGCCGGATTGGATTTGGCCTGACTTTTCGGGGCCAATCCCTGAGTCTACTGACGAAGAATGGTTTGATGCTCACATGCCTGAAGGTTTGCAGGGATGTTCTATCTTTTGTGTGGGCAATGGGGGGAACCGGGAGTGTGGCGGTGTAGTAAAGTGCAAATTCTCACGGTATTATTCTGAAAGGATGGCAAATTGGAGCGTCCTGAAAACCAAGGACGGAATAATCCCGGTTGTTGATCTTGTTCAAAGTGATGATGGGTATTGGAATCTTATCGTAATTCCGAGGGATAGTTGGAATGATTGCGTTCCAAATGGGAAACAGAGTTTTAAGTTAAAGGTAAAGTTAGACCAGGGGAACGGAATAACCTGCACGGACGAAGTGACGGTGTATTGTTATCCGTGTCCCGTTGACCCTGTTTTGACATTCGATGATGATAATACACCTGATACCATTGTTAAGAATAGCCATATTGATGTGTATGTAGCGGGCGGGAAAGCACCGTTTACCTATGTGGTAAGCGGAACGGGTTATACTTGGAATGGTAATGGAGCAGCTTCTTACGAATCCAGCAATAGAAACGAGCAGCTTGATTGTGCAGATGGAGATTGAGGTGCCGCTAAAGACTACGGGCCGGTGGCCTCGTTAACTATAACAGATGATTGTGGGACCGTAGTAACTGCGAGTATTAGAAATGAGAGTGATAGTGATTGGTCTTTGGATTACACAAGTAATGCTTCAGGGGCGAATTGGTGTATTTCTGCAAGCTGTGTCGCTGTAGGTTCTGATACAATTATCGGGGATGAGAGATGGTTGATGAGCAATACTAATCTGTGTGGCTATAACGGATCTCCTTCTTGGGATCAGGCTGATCCCCCCTGTGGTTCGCCTACTGCTTGTTGTAGTGCTGGAGGCTGTAACTGTAGTGGGAATCCAGGGGATTGTTACGTTACGAGTCATAATAAATATACTTGGAAGTGCGTCTAATGTCTATAACAATGAAACAGTTAACAGCAGGTAAGACCGGCAAGGTTCTTCAGGAGTGCCGGAACCTGATAATAAACCTTCGGCAGAACGGCAGGGGCATGGATGAGTTTCTTAAGTATATGGAGGGTTTAGACCTGCATGCAAGACAAAGGGAGCAAGAACAGCAACAATCTAAAGCCGAATACGCAAGGAAAGCCCCGAAATGCCCAAAATGTCAAGGTGTTATGTACTGCTATCCGGTTAATACTGGTCCAGAGGATCAGATAGAGGGCGATTGGAAGTCTTATTGGTTATGCGGCAATCCCGAATGTGGGCATGACATAGATAGTTTAAATGATGTCACAACCGAAATGAAGAAATATGGACTTGGAGGATAATTATGGCAAATGTATATCAGAATCTTGACCCGCATGCTTCTGGATATGTAAGTGGGGGAGATTATCTTGGTTATAACGATTATGGCTATGAACCCGGTCCTTATGATAGCGACCCACCTTCCCGTGCCGATGCTGATATGTGGCCGGATGATGGATATTACGGCTATGAACCTGGCCCTTATGGTGATGACCCCGAACCAGCCGTAGGTGGTGGGGGGGTTGTAAACTCAAGCCTATTTTCTCAAAGTAATAGAGGGGGCTTAAACGCCGCACTTCATAGAACCAATAATAGGTTTGACCCTGCTCGTGCCGGAACCCCTGCCGTAGCATCAAGGGCATCTGGTGGGGGAACATTACGCCGGTATCCAACGGGATCATCCTCAACCAGTATTTCAGAAAACATCATGCCAAGCGGTCCTGTTCCCAACTTGGACTTGCCGGGTTTTGACGCTCCTGAATGGGATGAGGACAAAATATCAGAATTAAGCCGTAAGGCGGCAGGACCGTATGTAGGTGGATTAAGAAGGGGTTTAAACAGGGCTTTGGTGGCAATCCGTAGTTCTGAAAAGAACCCCATAGCACGGGCGCAGATGTACCGGGAAGCGTTAGAAGGTTTTGGTGGTGAGCGTGGATTGGGCGGGGTGTTGGCTCAAGCAAGACGCCAAGGCAGGGCAGAATATGGGCAGCAATATTCATATGAATTTAGCGAGGCTGTGCATGACATAAACCAGCGAAACGCAGAGGCTACCGCTAATTTCAATGCGGCCATGATGGTTTATCAAGCGAAGATGAAAAAGAAAACATCTACCTCAAAATCTATTTCATATAGCGGGGGTAGTGGGGGTGGTGCTATCAATGCTGTTACAGGAGAGCCGGAGGGTGGTACTTCCCTTGGACTTACAACCGGCGCACCACGAAGACTGTCAGGCGGGATGGCTTATCCCGGTGAGTCAATGGCTAATTTCATAAATCAGTAAAAAGGAACGGCTTTTGACAGAGGATAATTATGGGAGAGTGGGGCATGAGGGCAGATGGCACCCCAAAAGGTCAGGGGTATTTTGGGACATTACAAAGGCCGGACGGGAAAGTTTCTACTGAACTATCCATTGGAGTTAATTTTGATGGAAAAGAAGTAGATATACCGGCCCTTGTGCCAACATTATCTCAGGATGAAATAAAATATCTGTTAAACAACGGGAAACCCACTAAGGCCATTGTACAAAAAGCTGTTAGCCATGCAAGAAATAGAATGTCACAGAATAAAAATGTTTTCGCACAAGAGGGAGAACAAATGGAAGAATTGAGTCCGGCAGTCAGACAATTTACCAACAACCCGGCAATGGCGGCTATTACGGCACCAGCCGAGAATGTAAGGCAGTTTACGGATAATCTTGATGATAAAGAACACCCTGAAGATTGGGAATATCTGCCGAACATAAGCCAGAGGAATGATCCCGATACGATTAAGGCAACTGGTGGTGATCGTGCTGAAGCCGCTGTAGGCGGTTATGGATATTCCGGCGACCCCGCCGCAATGGGTGATGCCATAGACTTTGCGAAACGCATGGAGGATACCTATGCGGAATCCATTGCCAGAGAAAAAGCCGAGAAACAGAAAATTATTGATAGTGAACCAGAAGAGTATGACATCCCTGTTTTTATCGAGAGCTTTATCGAAACACACTTTGGCGGTAAAGATCCGAGAACGATGAACCCGCAGAGGATGGCCCTTGCCCAATATGCTCAAGAGGAACGAGCTTTATTTGAAAGTACAACCGGGCTTCAATGGGGTTACGCCCCCAATAGGCAACAGGCAGCTGCTTTTAAGCAAGCCCGTCAAAACCGCAAGTCAGAATTGTTCAATATGTTCAAAGCTGACATAGAGAACATGAACAAGATGCTTGCAGGGGGAATCCAAGCTCTCAAAGACAAACAGGATTATGAAGAGGATGTGCGTAAAGAGGCTACCAGGAAGAAAGAGTTAGAAGAAAGCCGGGTAGAGAGCAAGCGTAGATATGAAGAGGGGAAGGAAGGGAAAGCAAAGGGAAAACCAACAGAGTATGACAAAAAACGACAAGCCCTTGTCGATAGATACGGACCTAATTCTCTTGAGGTTATGAACTTTGAGTTAGGCATTAAAGCAGGAAAAGAAGGGAAAACCTCTAAACTTGATGAACTTAAAAAAGCATATCCCAATGTAGACGATCAAACTTTGATGCGTATTGCAGCTAAAACAATCAAAGTTGTGTCTGACCCCGTAAGCGGGAATACCACTTTGGTTGATATTGGTACAGGTGAAACTATTCCAATGACAGAGAAGGGGGTGAAACCCACTAAGCCTGCAAAAATAGAACCACCAAAACAGACTATTTGGCAACTCTCAGGTTTAGCGACAGGCCCTGTGTCAACCGGATTAGCGGCTGGCTCAGTTGCAACTGGGCTTGTTGGTGCGCCAGTTGCAGAGAAAACATTGTTTGCAAGGCAGTTTGTTGAAGCTGCCCAAAATGACCTTATCCGGTCTCTATCTATTAATCCAAGATTCCCCGCAACCGAAATCAAAAGGTTGCAAAAAGAGATAAACCTTTCTCCGGCGATATTAGACAACCCCAAAATGATGCAACAAAGGATAAAAGCCATAGATACATACTTACGTTGGCGACTTAAAAAGGAAATAAAAACATCACAAAATGTCCAAATGCCCAAAAATAGCAGGCAAAATGCTTTGTCAGCGGCCAATGATATTAAAGCTTTTCTTACTATACTTGGTGCACCACAAGGTCCAAAAGTCGGAACGATAAAGAAGGGATATAGGTTTAAAGGCGGAAATCCTGCTGATAAAAATAGTTGGGAGAAAGTAAAATGATAAACCCTTGGGAAGATTACCAACAAAACGATCAACTTGATTATGAATCAATGGGATCTATTGAATCTGGTCCTTGGGATGAATACAAAGAAGAAGATTCAAACCTTGTGGCAATGCCCTTTGTAAATAAGGCTATTGCAGAAACATTAGGTGCCCCTGTTGATTTAATTAAATCCGGGGTAAACCTTATTCCAGGGGTAGACTTGCCTGAACCTGTTGGCGGCAGTAAAAGCATACAAAAAGGGATGGAATTAATAGGGGCAAGTTTACCCGAAGAAGGACGTGAACCTCAAACTGTTTCAGAGCATATGGGACGGGGACTTGGAGAAGTTGCTGCTTTATTGTCCCCGGTTGGAGCAACCCTTAAAATGGCTTCAGGGGGAACCCGTCTTGTCGGGACAATTGCCAATTCTATTTGGCAGTCTATGGTTAAGCATCCCTATATTACCATGATAAGTGAAGCTACCGGGGGCATGGGGGCAGGTGTGGGGAGAGGTTTGGCGAAAGATGTGGAAAGTCCAACAGGTAAGGCTTTTTCAGAGGTTGGCGGAGGTGTTGCCGGGGGTGTAGCACCATTTGCGGTACTCCATACCCCAGGTGCGCTTGCTCTTAGGTATGGCAAAAGATTCTTGCGGCAAATACAGCTACCCTTTACTGAGAAGGGATCTAAATATAGGGCGGGTGAATATACCAAAGGTCAGGTTGCTAAACTTGGTGAATCCCTTAACAAGCTCCGTGGCGACACAATAAGCGATCTTCCGCCGGTAGTTAAAACCGGAGAGAAACAGTTATTGTCCCTATATAAGTCCTTGTCTGAAGTTGATCCCGTTGCTGATTCTGAAATGGTGGAGGCAATAAGCAAATCAATTACAAAACTTGAGGGTGAGATGAGAAAATTCGGGTATGGTGCACCTGAATTTTTAGCTGAAATGACAAGAAAGCGTGTTGCGGCTATTGAGTTGAAAATGGACAAGAGGATTGCCGAGGCAGTTTCTATGGCACAACAGAAACTTAATCGTCTTCCGATTGCGCAAAGGAAAGTAGCCGAATCACGGGTTGTCAGGAGTGAACTTGAATCAGTTATGAGAAAGGAACAGCGTGAAACACAGAAACTATGGGCAGATGTACCCAAAGACTATGAGGTAGGCATTGATAAAACACGACAAGTTTATGGATCAATCCTTGATGATTTAGCAGATGCCCAAAAGGTTGACATTCCTTTTCCTCTCAAGAAATCTCCAATCATAAAAAACGATAAGATACAAAGGACAACCCTTAAAGAAATGCAAGGACTTCGCTCTAAACTTCTTGAAACATCACGCAAGGCAAGAAAGGACGGGCAGTGGAACAAAGCACGGATAGCGGACGATGTAGCAGATGCTATACTTGAAGATTTAGGAATTGCGGCGGGTATTGCAGATTCACCCGAAGCCGCCACATTGCAAGCAGCCCTTGCAGCTACGAGACAATTTAAAACAAGGTTTGAATCAGGTGTTGTTGGAAAAATCCTTGGGTACTCCAAGTCAGGCGCACCTGCTATTGACCCCGATCTAACACTTGATATCAGCATTGGTAGGATGAAAACAAAAGGTTCAATAGACCTTGAAAAAGTAGTTATCACACAAGACGCAAAAGCAGCCACGGAAAGATATTTAGCGAGAAGTTTCGTAGATGATGTGGCCCCTACCGGGGAGGTCAATGCCTTAAAAGCCGAAAGATGGATGAAAAACAATGAGGCGATTTTAGATAAGTTCCCTGATTTGAGAAGCCAAATATCAGACACGGCTAAAGCACAAGAGTTTGCCAACAAAACCCGTTTTAGTATGGATGCTCGGAAAAAAGCCATGCGAGACCCTAAAATATCTGTATCGGCTAAATTTCTCAAAATTGACGATTTAGATAACACAGTAAAAACCATTTTGAAATCAAATAGACCCGATCTAATGACGAAAGAACTTGTTTTGCAATCTGCCAAAGACCCCACGGGGAATGCTTTTATGGGATTAAAGGGTGCCTTTGTAGATCATATGTTGGAAAAGTCTTATGTTGGTGGATTCAACGATGTCGGCGAACGTACTTTGTCTGGCAGAACCTTATTGTCTATTATTAACAACAGCAAGGTTGACGCCTCATTGAAACATTTATTCACACCCGAACAAATAACAAGGATGAGAAGTATAGGAAAAGAGCTTGCAAAAGTAGATGCTTTCCGAGAGAGCAAAGGGAATAAACCCGATATAGTTATGAAAGATATAGCGTCTACCGGGTTGAGTTTTTTATCAAGAATGTTCGGGGCAAGATTAGGTGGTAGAATGGGCAAAGAATCTGCCGGTGGTAGCTTGCAGATGGCACAGATGTATTCTGGCGCTGCTAAGAATATTTCTACAAGATTAACAAGAGATAAGGCTGTGCAAATGGTCCATGATGCGATTTTATCTAAAGATCCCAAATTGCTTCAAGCTTTATTGTTACCGATGGATAAACCTGGAAGGGCTAAAGTAAATATGGCAATTCTTAACAAGAGAATAAATTTGTGGTTAGCAGGAACAGGCAAAAGAATTTTAGATGATATTGAAAATAAAAAGGAGGAAAGACAATGATAATCAATGAAGAATTGGGCGATGCGGGAACTTATGAGGCTTTAGCCCCCACGACTTCGACGGGTATTACGGCTTCTGTCCGACACCCCACGTCAGGGAAGCACAAGGGAAGGATGGCAAGGGCGGCCTTGATCGTGGTCGAGACAAATGCTGTCAGGTTTCGGATAGACGGGACTGCCCCGGAAGCGGCAACCGGAACGCCTATCGAGGCGGGACAAAATACTACAATAACCGGCGTAAATAACGTGAAAAATTTTCTCTGTATTGATACGGCGGCTGGTGCATCGGCTGTTCACGTTATGGTATATTTCTAACAGGAGGTAAGAAAAATGAAACGATGGATATTGCTATTTAGCATACTACTGCTTATGGTTTGGCCTGCTACCATAGCTGTAAGCTCTGGTATTGGTGGTGGTGGGATACATGGATATACAAAAAGCCCAAAGTTTTTTGATATTGAGCTGTTGAATTGTAACGTAAAATATTTACAGATTACTGATAACATCGAGACTGAGATTGCGGCGGCAACAGCTGGGGATGTTTTGATACTTGCTGCGGGAACTTATACCATTACTGACGATATTGACATTGCCAAAGCCATTACCCTTATCGGTCATGGGAGGGGAGCTACGTCTATCGCCACCGTGACAGACAGTAAGAACGTCTTTCATGTTACGGCAAGCAATGTAGCGATTAACAACCTGTCCATTGATGTGACTGCCAGTGCGTCGCCTGGGGTCAGGATTGACGGTACTGGCGGGACGGTCTTGACCGGCATTTACCTGCGAAACTTAGAGATCACCCTCAACAGCCACGCCGGTACGCAACACGCAATCCGCATAGTTGACGCTTCCGTTGAAGTGTTAAACTGTGAACTAACAGCCACGTCTACCAATGCCGCCGCAAGCGGTATCCATGCGGAGAACGAATCTACAGCGGAGGCTGATACGGCAGTCCACATTCACCAGTGCTATTCCACGGTATCAGGTGCGGCTGATACTGCGGCTGGGTTTGAGGTCGTTGATGATTCAGCGGATAAAGATTGCACACTAAGCGTATTTAATTCTCATTCAGTTGTAACAGAGGGTGCGGCTTGTACAAGCGGTGGTTTAGCTGCTTATGGTGGGGCCGATGCTATTGCTGTTGCTGAAAATTGCTGGTTTGATGCTACTGATTATGACCTATATCAAGCCAATAGTGCAAGTTTGACTGTGAGAAATTGTACGCTTGATGATAATTCTTCAAGTGGTACGATAACAGACGATGGGACTATAATTACAGAAGGCTTGGTTGCTGGAACCGCTGACATAGATCGGTTAAAGCTCGATCAGAGCGTAGCAACACTAAGTGCTAACAAAACGCTTGTTATAACCGATATGGTGGTACAAAAGCTTGATCCAAATGGTTCTGACAGGGATGTCACGCTACCCGCTGAAGCGAGTTCAACAGACCTATTGTTTATTATATTCAATATGGCGAATGGAACGGGGGAAACACTAACCGTTAAAACTGATGCCCCTGCTACGTTAGGCATACTTGAACCGGAGATGGTGGGGATATACCATTGTGACGGCACGACCTGGACAGGCTTTAAGATGTTGCCTGACGGTGACGAGATTATCGTGGACGGTGTAGCGGGAACAGCTACTATTGCAAGCCTGGTTGCAACCACCGCAGATATTAATGCAGGTACAGTTGATGCTACCATAGGCGGCACTACTCCGGCAGCGGGGAGCTTTACCGACCTTAACCTTGGGGCTGCAAACACAGGCACGGTGACTCTCACAGGTTTCCATGCCGCCAATCAGACGCAGACTGGAAACATCACAAGTGTTAATGGAAACAATCCTGTTGTTCGCAAAATGTGGGCTTATATCAGCACAGATCCTACAGCGGATACCAATGAGAGCTTTAGGTTATCAGTCTATAACTCTGATTCCATGACTGAGGATGAGTTGATTAAAGACTGGAGTTTTAATCTTACCTATACCGAGTTCAACGGGGAGGCGGCAAGCGGTACAACTACCTTCACAGTTGACGACATTGCAGGATTGGTTAAATACGACCTGGCTCGGTGTCTTGGTGGGACAGCGGAGAACTTGAGGCTTGATGATACTCCGTCTGGAACGAGTGTCTATATGACGGAATCAGCCAACACCCATGCAGATAATAGTGGTCTTGTGAAGATATGGGAGTATACAGATGCTTTTCAACTATATGATGCTGATAGCTCTAATGAGATCCATATTAAACTTGAAGCATTGACTGCTTTGACTGCTTCAACTTCCATTGTTATTTATCTGGAATATCAATAAAGGAGGTCAATATGTTTAAGAAACTAATAATTACAATCCTGATCGGCCTCCTTGCCTATCCTCCCTTTGCCTTTGCAGGCGGGATATTTGACAGCAAGACATTCCCCGGCCTTGAACCAGAGACCTATGATTCCTGTTTCTTCTACTGGAATCAATCTGATACCAGGATGTATGGGGATGGTTCTGAGATGATCGACGGAAGCGGTGGCCGGAACTTTGGTGAGCAGGGGACAGGGGCGAAGCAACCAGGAGAGTATGCTACCTATCTGGACTTTGACGGCACTGACGATTTCATGTCACAGGCTGTCATTGCCTCTCACACAGGTCTGACTTCTGCAGATTCTCGATGCTCCTTTGTCACAGACCAATCATGGCTTGCATGGAAAGACCTTGACTTTTCAGATTATGCCTCTACGGCAGGAACCTATGAGGTAGTTGTTGAGGACTCGGCAGGCAAGAGGGCGAAGGGGTATTTGAAAGCTGTTGGTGGCGGGGAGACTTGGGGTGTTGAGGCGTTAGACGACCCAGGGTTCAGTGATGCTGGTGAGTGGGACGACACGGATGATAATATAACTCAAAACGCAGGCGCCGGAACTGTTACATGGGATGGTCTTGGGGCGGGAACACTGAAGTCTATAGATAGCCCGTTTACTGTAGGTAAGCTATATAAGATAGTCTTGGTTATTGATTCTATAACAGCAGGAAGTATTTATTTGGCAAGCGGTGGGGCATTTGCTGGTTCAGACTACCCTGTTTACACTACAGCTGGAACAAAGACATTTTATGCGGTTTGTACCGCCGATTCTACTGCCAATATTAGGGGCAGCGCAACATGTGATGCTGTAATAAGTAATATTTCGTTTAAAGAGGCTGCCGACTGCGCCGCCACCGGAGTACACGTCACGACTACCCCAGGAGGTGCTACCGAGGGTTGGGCAACAGTAGAAACAGGCTTTGACTACAACGACATCACAGACATTGAGATCCGCAAGAGTGCTTTCTCCGTGACAGGGGATTTCAGCGGGTTTGTGTTGGTCAGGCTGGATGATGGTCAACCAGCTTCCGATGATATGTTATTTGGCAAATGTGAAAGCGGTGTATCTGCCTATTATGCCCGTATAGACACGGCAGGTAAAGTACGGATTGGCGCAAGTAATGATGGAGTAGTTGACGACTATTTTATAACTGATGCGGCTGTCTTTTCTAATGGTCAAACAGGATGGAAGTTAATCGGTTTCTCTTATGACGCTTCTGCATCGAATATAGACGTATTCGTCAGTGGTTCTGAAGTTGCCAGCACGGAAGTTGGAGATGTCTCGACAGCTATATATGCCGCACCAGAAGCATTTTCTATTGCTGCTGAAGAAACGGGGGCAGGTGGACTTTTAGCAGGTGACATAGCTGCCCTTGCACTATTCAATGATGTCCTTACGGCGGCGGAGCATCAACAGATTTACAATCAGCTAAAGCGGAGGTTTGGCTTATGAGATATTTAATTGCCCTATTGATATTGGCATGGCCTTCAATTTCCCTTGCGGACACCCTTGTCTTGATTCCCAAAGTGCCTGATAAGCCCAAAATAGACCTGGTTGTGGACAAAGAGAAGGGGACTGTAAGGGATTACACGGATAAGGAATTGCTTCAAGTTGCTAAATACGATGCTCGTAAGGTCAATTTCAACAAAGCCAAAACAGAAATAGGCAGACCCCTATCCGGTAATTATCAACAGCTAATTGATAGCAGAGGGCCGGTATGGAGCAAGGACGGGATTGACTATTCTTTGTCCTGTTTCTCTGACAAGAAGCGCATCAAAGGTAAGATTGCCGTTAAGAATGCAGAGGCTATTGTGGTCGATACTTGTAAACTCTCGGGGACCGAATGGCTGAGAAAGAACGGATATAGGGAGATGAACCGTGGGATTTTGGAGCGACCTATTCGTTAGTTGGCCCAAGCGACTACCAGAGGGTTATGTTAAGACCCTTCATGTTGGTCGCATAACTGTGTTCCTGTGCGGAAAGAAGCACCCCGTACTGGACAAACAAGGTCGTGCGGGTGCGGTTATCTGGTGCAATAACTATGTATTCTTGCGGGGTTACAGACGCAGGGACGGTAAATTAACGATCAAGCCTAAAGACGGATGGAAGGTAGCGGGACATGAGTTTCAACACCTCTTAAATTACGCTGACAAGGAAATCATAAACCCTGACTTGGAGATGTAATGGAGTACACACTTGGCAAGATATTCGCAGCACTCCCGTTGGGACATTGCGCTCTATTAGCTCTGGTTTTAGTAATATGGTGGCTCCTGAAGGCAGCCAGGCGCAAGGATGAGATATTAGTTGACCTTGCACAGGGTAGTGAGGAACGTGGCACTGTGATGGGAGAACTGGCACAGAGCATGTCAGGGCTAAAAGATGTAGTATTGTTATCTCTTAACAGGGGGGGCCGCCCATGACAGTTAAAAGTCTCCTAAAAATACGTCCGGTATTTACAGGTTTAGGAGTGACGCTCCCGACCGAAATTGAAGCTCTTAGGATGAAAATACGAGCGAATAATCTACGGGATGCCGAGACAGCATCTAAAGCTAAGAGAGTTACTCTTGAACTACGAGAATTAGTCAGAACCTTGAACCTGAATGGAGATGAATAGTGGATATTTGCCTGATACTATATGCTTTATTGGTGATAGTTTGTTCGGCTGGTCTTGTCTTTTGCCACAGGCGTCCATATTTATGGCTTCTTTTTATAGCCTTATGGATGCATCATTTGGCTAATCTTAATGCAAGAATATATCGAGATATTGACCCTGTTTATTATTATCAGATTATGGGTATGTGGTTCTGGAATGTCAGGCTTATACCGGAACTGATTATGATAGGCTTGGTAGTGGGACACTCGATCAAGAGTGGATACTGTAAGGGTGAGGAAAAATGACAGAGCAGGAAATTAAAGAACTTGAATATCTCCGTCATGCTATTCGCAACGGCACGACTAAACTTATGGGATTACTCAAGGAAGCTGAAAACATTGTAACTGCTATGGGAGTGGCGGTTAGGTCATTCCGGGAAAGTAACGGATATGATAAACCCAACGGGAAAACCGATCAGGAATGATAGGGGCGGTAACGGTCACTTTTCTGCAAAGAGGGGGGACAGACTGCATAAGGGGTCTGATTTCGGATGTGAGGTCGGGCAGTCGGTTTTAGCTGTGATTTCGGGCAAGCTCAATCGTGTGGTTTATCCGTATACGGGTGATGCTCAATACATGGGCGTGGAGATTGTTAGCAGTCTATTTATTGTCCACATCCTATATATAATCCCCGAATATAACCTGATCGGGACCACGGTTAATCAGGGGGATATCGTTGGGTATGCCCAAGACATTTCTCTGAAATATCCTAAAGTAGAGCCGCACGTTCATGTAAATACTTATCTTAATATTGAGGTGTTCTTATGAAAGCCTTACTTATTACCTGTTTATTCTTCTTGTCGGCCTGTGCAACATGCCCTGAGTGTCCCCCATGCCCTCCGGAAAAGGCTTTCTATCCTATCGGCACACCCTACGGTATTATTTTTGGTCAAATGGCCCCTGGGTATTATGATGATAAAGATAACTGGCTGACGGAAGAGGAATACAAAGAATACATGGAAGATGATGATCTTAAAATCTAATTTCTGGCAGATGTCGCTATCAGGATAAAAGCACTTAACAAAAAAATGGAAGTGATAATCTCTGACAAGCGGCATTTGCCGGGATTCTAAATTGTGGTTGAGTTAGATGGAGGGATAAGATGAAAAAATTAATGCTGTTAATATTCATGTCCATACTTTTGGCCGGTTGCTCAACAATATCCTATGGGGACTTCACTTATACCCGGTGGGGCGATCAGTCGATACAGGGGCTTTCTGTAACGAAGGATGGGGCTAAAATTATCGTCAAGTTAGACAGCCAAAAGTCTGATGCGGAAGCCCTGATTGAAGCCCTTAAAATTATAAACGCTCTAACGGTAGCCAAATAATGTCGAAATACATCACAAAACTAAAGGCCAAAATCCTTGATAACGGCAAGTGGCAACTTACCGAACCCTTGATCTATGATAGTGATTTGGTGGGCCGTATCTTTGTCCCAACCAATTTTATAACCGACTTTGCCAGTGTCCCCAGGATACCCATTATTTATGCGATGGTGGGAAATTGTTCGCACAGGGCGGCGGTTTTACATGATTATCTTTACCGAAAGAAGGCAAGTGTAAAAGTCTCACAAACCCAAGCCGACGCTGTGTTTCGTGAAGCTATGGGAGTCAAGGGTGTATCCTGGTGGCGTAGGTGGCTGATGTGGGCGGGGGTCAGGTTGGGGGGCTGGACGGCTTATAAAAAGAATTAGCCGACTTTCATCGCACACGAAAAGCAAGATTGCAAAAGGCAAAGAAAGATTAGTATCGCTATTAATTGAGAAGCATCTTTAATGCTTTTCAATGCCCCTAATATCTTCTCCTGTAGCTCAATTTCGTTAAAGTGTGTTGCCATTTCTTCTCCTATTTAGAAGTTGGCGATCACAAAAGATCATCTCCGCATACTTATTCGCAACATATTCATTTAAAAGATCACCATTTTTGCCCGTATAGTCCCACACCATCCTTTGACCCAAATGGATAAAGAAATACGCTAACCTATTCCAATATCTGCTAATTTTATACATCACATCTCCTTTCCACGCTCATGTAGGGCGGTTAAATGTATGCCCACACTGCTCGCAGTGCATAACCGGTTCGGGTTCACCGCATTTTGGGCATTTCGCATCCGCTTCAACGGCTTGTTCGGGAGCGTCCTGATGGGGTGCGTCGGGGAGTAACCACATGCTTCCTGAACATCGAGGGCATGTAATCATCAAAGCTTTCATTTTAGGAACTATAATGTTTCCATAGGTGTCTAAAATTGGCAAATCAACTACTGTTAATTTTGTTTCACAGATTTTACAGAAATAAATCATATAAGCACCTCATCAGTACAATAGATGGAAACTCCTTAACACATCTACCTCTTTAGTATTCAATGCGTGTTCAATTAGAAATTGCACGTACTGTAACCATTCGACTATTTCACCTTGTTTTTTCAAGTGTTACCTCCCTTGGGACTACCATTATTTCAACCACTTACCTCTGGATTTACCGCTGTCCGACCGCTGTCGGGGAACTGGAATACCCCCTGTGCCAATCCATTTGTTGACATCTCACAATATTCCGGGTTCAGTTCTATCAATACCGCCTTCCGGTTCAACCTTTTCGCTACCCTGCCCGCTGTGCCACTCCCCCCGAATGGATCTAAAATCGTGTCACCTATCCTTGAACCTGCCAGGATGCACGGCTCTATCAGCTTTTCGGGAAATACGGCAAAGTGGGCTTGAGGGTAGGGATGTGTCGGGATTGTCCAGACTGAGCGTTTGTTGCGGCCCTTGGAAGACCCCCATTCTCTTTGATTTGCTTCATTGTCAACCTGTCTATCGTTTCTTTCTGAGACATTAAGCCGCCATCCAGGTGAATGTGGTTCCGTTTTTAATTCTTCCCTCACCGCATCGGCATCGTAATAATACTTAGCGGATTTTGTTAGCAGGAAAATATACTCATGGGCCTTTGTCGGCCTGTCTGTCACGCTCTCCGGCATCGGGTTCGGTTTGTTCCAAATAATATCAGACCGTAACCACCACCCCTCCGCTTGCAGGGCCAGGGCTACCCTTGCAGGTATCATACAGAGGTCTTTGGGTTTGAGGCCATGTTGTACTGCGGACAATTCCATTCCCACTACTTTATTTAATGTTTCCCTGTCTTGTCCCGGCCACCCCATCGTGCTTTTACCTTCGCCATTATGGTTTGAACGTTTACCACCCCCTGCATAACTATCCCCCAAATTAAGCCAGCACACGCCATCCTTTTTCAGCACCCTTCGCACTTCTCGGAAGATGTCTGCCATGTGCTTAATATATAACTCCGGTGTCGGTTCAAGACCCAGACTCCCCCGCCAGGCCCCGCAGAGCTGGCAGAATTGACCGGATGAACCGCCTTTGTGAGCATCCCTTGACGGTCTTTGCCATTCTTTTGGAACGCCGTCATTCCCACCGCCTTCATGTGATCTAATTATTTCATCCCCCCACACATGCACACATCCCTCTTGAGCATCCCAAATCTGAGGCTCAAGACCGTAATCTCTCAATCCCCAATAAGGTGGGCTGGTCACGCAACATTGGATTGATTCAGGTTCCATGCCTCTGAGTACGTCAAGGACGTGGCCCTGTAAAATCATTACTCCGTCATGTGTGTAGTACGGCCTCACTCCATCCCCCGTATCTTCTCCAGGTTCAGCCCACGGTACCGCTCACTCGTTGTTCTCGGATTCGTATGCCCCAAAATCTGACTCAACAAATCAAGCTGTCCCTCGAACCTATGGGCGTATGATATGGCTATCAATCGTTTAAGGTCTCTGTCTGATACTATTATCATAAGGCCTCCTTTTTAAACTCGGTGCTCAGGATGTCCTTTAAAGACAACAATAGGATTCGGGTGTGCTGCATCGTTCTCTCGTTCGCAAATGTCTCCATCATCCCACACAATGCAGACTATTCCTTTATGGCCGTCCTCGTCTATGACCTGATCGCCGATTTCGTATGTCATCTATTCCCCCTTTTCCATCTTTCCTATGTACTCCGTCTGAAGTCTAACCATTTTAATAATCACACTTATTGGGTCCACTACGCTCCTGCCGTTTTCTTCCCTATCGTGGCATATAAGGCACAGGGGAATTGTCTGTGTGTCGGCTGGTTTCATCCCCCACCCTCCATCATGCAGGCGTACATGGTGTGCCTCGGAAGGTGCTGATTTACCGCAACCGAAGCAGGGGTGTTCACGTACAAATTCCTTGTATTTCTCACTCCTGAATGTGTGCGGTTTTGGTATCTGTGTCACGTCCCTTGACATAGAAATCTTTCCCTTCGACGAGCTCCCGTCGTTTCAACCGATTAACCTCTTTGGTAATGGCCGTCTTCTTGTCACGCTCGATAACTGACCGTCCGTAAATGATTTCGTAGATTGGCATTATTCTTGCCCCGTTAATTCTGCCCGAAGCCAAGTCAGTAAACTGCGGTAGCTATCAATCTGCACCCTAAGATCCTTAATCTTCTCACGGCAAGCATGAAAGACCCCTTCGGCTATATCTGCCTTGTAGCACAGGTCAGCTACGGCCTTGTCCCCCTTTGCCAACGAAGGGATAATCGTCACAGACTCCCCATTAATCTTGAGTTGAGCGACCTTTTGGGCGTATGCCACCTTGTAGTCCCGGTCTGCGACCGCTTTCTTTTCAGAGAGTTCGGCTAATTCATCATTTTTCATGGAGAGCATACGGTTTTTTTCTTTCATGCCGTTCATGATTTCTTGTGGGTTCACGATAGCTCCTTAAAACGGGGTTTCATCCAGAAAATCCTGCGGTTCATTCTGCCATGCCTCATATTGAGCGTCAAAACCGTCAATAAATGTCTGCATTTCCTTGTCGGTTTTGGCCCCCACAAAGTCTGAAAATTTCTTCATGGCCTCCTTAGTCATACCGTTAGCCTTCATCTTATTGTAAAGAATTTGCTTTGGGGTTAATTCTTCTTTGTCGGATTCCGGTGGTTTGGATTTCTCCGGTTCAGGCTTACCCGAATCAGCATCTTTTGTATCGTCAATACAGAACAGCCCATTTAGCGCATACTTACGGGCATAGCTTGATGCTGCCCCTGTGATTTGGCTTACATCCATCCCTTTCTTAGATTCTGCTTCTCTCGCAAAGGCTGAAACAGCAATTGTATTTTCTTTATTCCAAAGGCTGACCGTGGCTTTAATATAATATCTATCCCCGATCAGAACAATTTCATCCTTCATGGTTAAGATTGTTTCGGTTTCAGATAAAAGTGGCTTGACCGCCTCAAGAATATCTTCGCAATTGCGGTATTTATATTTGCCAAAGTCATTAAACTGCCCCTTTGGTGCTTTCAATTTACTCTGTATAATGCCAAGTGCATCCATGATTCCCCCTATGTTGGATTATATCGTTTTTGTATCTTCCATAGTTCAAAGCAAGCCTGAAACATCTGCCACCCTCGTTCAATCTCTACCCTGTCATCCCAATAGACAAATTCAATGTCCCCATTCCAACCAACAAATATGTTGACAAGGACAGGAAAGGTCGTTGCCCCAATCCCTTTGGCATAGGCTGTTAGTTGCATTATGTGTTCATCCCATGCCAGCTTCTTTGTTGTATCAAGGATCTCTTTTGTTTTGATATCGGCAATAAGGTTATCAGCCCCTAAGTCAATCGTACCACCATAACCCAAATCTGTATTTGCAAATGTCTTTTCGGCAAAAGAAAGAGACTTTAATTCCTTCATGATACCAGCCATTACAGAAAAAGCTAAATCCTTATATTCAGCCAAAACAGCTTCTCCCCGGAATGCCTTTTCAATCGCTTTGTGAATTGCAACTCCTTTATCACGGGCAATCCGGCTGATTTCTTGCGAGTCTGTCTTGATACGTTTCACATAAGAATCATCAGATTCATCTTTATCCCGTGGCAGGGTCAAGGCTGACTCTAATACTCTATCCTGAATCCAGTTATTAAGCCCTGGTTTGTCCAGTATCTTGATGATTTCCGTAACCGAGGGATATAAGCCCAATTTCTTGACATCTCGCAGTGTGGTGTCCCTCAGACCCCTTGAAGCATCTTTGTAGGGGACTTGGTAGACCGGATTTCCGTTTTTATCGTAACTATGCATTATTCCAATTCCTCCGCAAGCGTTCTAAGTTTTACGGCTAATTTTTTACCCGCACCCTTGTCCAGAAAATCGCTTTTAATGGTAGCGTTCCCCTCTGTTATTACCAACCTTTTCACCTTACCCGCATAGTCAACAACCCTAACTTCAATTTCCATCACCACCTCCGTCCATATTTATCCGTGCGTTTCCGTTCCCACACCCGCCTGACTATCTCCACAACCCCCCATGCAAGGAAGATTAGAAAGGCGATTGTCAGGATTCGGGTCAGAATTTCAAAGATTGTTTCAATCATTCTCTGCACCTTTCTCTAATGTGTTTCGGGCAACGGTAACAAGCATCCCCCGGCCCGACAGGGCATGGTCTCCACTTTTCGGCTTCACGGTCCCTCTCTGTGAGGTGTTCGTCAAGCTCACGGTCCAGTCGGTACTCATTTGTGCGGAGTTTGTCGGCAAAGGTCATGGGTTGTCTATCTCATTTCACTTTTCATATTAAAAGGTCGCTGGCAGATAGCACACTTCTTTTTAACAGAAGGAGTCTACCGGTGCTGCGTTCTGCCTCATAAGCTCTACTACTGCCAGCATAAAGGTTAATTCCAAGGTTGACCAGGGACACGTTAGATAAACTCGTTCAGGGCGTCACGAGCTTCCCGGAGAGCACTTAATGACCCGTCAAGCCAGTAGTTTGTAATTTTAAGCCAGTTTGTAATTTTCACTGATGCGCAATCCGAGGCTTCTGATGTTTCTTCATCCGGTTGTCCCTTTAGGGGAGGTGGTGATATCTCCCAAGCCTTCCTCCGGAGTTCAACAGACAATGCCTGTAAATCTTCCAGTTTTACCATAATTCTTCCCATGCCGGTTTGTTGTTTAGCGTCTTTCATGTCTGGCATTTCATTCCTCCCGTATTGCGAGTATTCCCTTTCAAAACTCCAAGACCCCAAAGGTTCCCATGCCCAGGCTAATAGTAGCCAATACCCGCAAAATAAGGTTTCTCTCCAAGGTTGACCAGTTTACAAGTTATCCTTGATCCCGCCATCACCGACAGCCGGGTCTCGATTTAGCTCGCAGACCCCTGGCTTTTGCGTGTGATACAGGATTGTTGATTTTTCATGGTGAGGGTAATTATAAAAAATGGATTCCGTCTTGTCAAGAACTATTTTCGTATCGAATCATTATTTTAACCTTGACATATGGTACTTTTTTCTATATGCTTTAGCCATGAAATACTCAAAATCAGTTAAGGGTTTGATATCACAGCTAATTTCCAAATTCGGTTCTGCTCGGGCTGTTGCGGAAGAACTTCGCATATCTAAACGGTATGTCGAGATGCTTCGGGATGGCAAGAAAAAAGCATCCTGGGCATTAGCAGAATTGATCCGGTTGAAAGTTAATGGATAGGTGTGCTTCTCGCCCTCTGTGCCAACGACAATCCTACCCCAAAGAGATGTCAAGAAATGGAGGGGTAAATGACTCACATTGACCTCTTTACAGGCATAGGCGGGTTTTCTCTCGCCTGTCAATGGAACGGCATTCAAACTGAGGTAATGGTTGAAAAAGATGAAAAATGCAGAGACTTCCTTAGAAGAACCTATCCAGACATCCCTATTATTCCCGACATCCGAGAATTTGACGGAACGAAATGGCAAGGGCGATTTATCCTTACTGGGGGAGTCCCATGTCAACCTGCGAGTCGTGCCGGGAAGCAGAGAGGCAAGGAAGACGACCGTTGGCTCTGGGGAGAAGCTCTGCGTGTTCTTGCCGAAGCAAAGCCCTGTTGGGCATTGTTTGAAAACCCTCCTGGGATCTATGACGTGGGGTTCGATGGAATATTATCTGACCTGGAAAGCACAGGCTACGAACTCGGGATATGTGAGATTCCGGCTTGTGCCGTCAACTCCCCGCAGATCAGGCAGAGAGTGTGGATCGTGGCAAACGCCATCGGTAGTAGACCAGACGGGCAGGCAGTATCAGTATGTGGGGAAAGACCGGAAGAAATTTCTATGTCTTCCTGGGCAAGTCAAAGCCACATGGCCGACACCGAGGGTATCTTGCCAGAACGGACCATCCCAAAAAGAAATTGCACAGAGGAACCCGAAACGCCGGCTGGAAACAGAATTGGTAATTTCTGGCAAAACTCCCTCTGGCTCCCTTGCGCTGACGGAAAACTTCGTAGAACGCCTGATTTTATTGAGCAGTTGGTTGATGGGGTATCCGTTAACATACTTGAAGAATTGGCAGAAGAAGGCTGGCCGCACAGGTCGGTCTTAGCGGCTTTGGGGAATAGTATAGTGCCACAGGTAGCGTTTCAAATAATTCAAGCGATAGTGAGGGCAAACGATGAAAGCTAACGATCATGGCTATGTAAGAACTATGATAAATTATGAAAGAAAATATGAACATCAAAGGGTATGGGAAAAACACAACGGCCCCATCCTTGAGGGTTTTGAAATTCATCATATCAATGGAGATTCAGCAGACAACCGAGTCGAAAACCTTGAGCTTTTAACACATAAAGAACACATGAGAAGGCATATCACATGTTATCGCACAATAAATGGTGTTCGGCAAAAACAATGTACTGTCTGTAAAGAATGGAAACCGTTGAATGAGTTTTCACCGATGGGGCGTTGTCTTTCTGGGCCGTGCAAGCCATGTAAAGTAGAGTATAACCGAAATTTAAGATTGTCCCGCAAGTCGCATACGAAATCATAAGGGCGATAAAGGAAACGGATTTGTAGGCTATTTTTACGGAGGTGTCAAGATGAACAAATGGCTGATGTGGGCGGTCGTGATCCTGGTAATTATCCTGCTTTATTTCTTACTCGGGGGCCGGGGCGAGTCAAGGGTTATCTCCGTGCAACCGGATATTGACCCCTATGAGCGCATAATCTACGCCCAGGCGCACAATTACCACGGAATCCTGTTTAGCACATGCCCTGGTGACGGTGAGCCGTATTTTTACCGTAATGGACAAAAGTGTAAACTATTGTCAACAATTAGGGGTTGGAGGGTGGTGCTGTGAATTTGAACAAGTTGAAGAACAAGAGGGCGAGAGACAGATTTTAATGAATTTATCAATAACTGGTATGGGAGTAAATGAAAATGACATGCCATTGCCGGTGATATGCGTGAATGTGAAACAGACAGGGCGCATGATATTTAAGGCTTGACATTCACGGGGGAATATGGATAATGAGGGGTAAGGTAAACGATAGATGGAAATTAAACTTGCAAACTTAAAGAAGCTCCACAAGGTTCTGTTCCGGGATGGAACGGGAGGCTTATCACCTCTACCTTGCCTTGTGGGGCTTCTTTTTTTTTGGAGCTTACCCCGATGAGTACCAATAAAAGACCATGGTATGCCTTTTGGCCTAAAGATTTCAACCAAGATGAAAAAGTTCAATGCCTACCCGCACTTGCAGAGCTTATTTATAGACGAGCTTTAGATGTATTATGGCAAAATAATGGCACTCGCATACCAAACGCAATGGCACTTTTATATAATTCGCTTGGAAAGGGTATTTCCGAACGGGAATTTTCTGAATTATGGGAAAAAATCCAATATCCCGGATTTGAAATATTAGAAACAACACAGGATAAAAAATGGATATATTCTAAGAGGTTACAGGAACAAAAGAAAAAGATCGATGATTCTATCGAACAAAAGAGCAGGGCGGGTAAAAAAGGCGCAAAGGCAAGATGGGTAAAGCCTTAATAACACTCGCATACGATTGCCAATGCGGTGGCAATGCGGTGGCAATGGCAAAACGATGGCTATACAGATACAGATACATAAACTACTAACTACCCTATCCAAGAAAAAGGTTATTACTATATAAGAACCTATTAACTACAAGGGGGCCGGTGGAAAACCCAAAATTACGAGATTACCAGGAAAGAGCAATTTCAACCCTTCGATCATTCATTGGTAAGGGGCTACGAAAAACTATCATGGCCCTGCCAACGGGGGCCGGAAAATCAATAATTTTTGGTCAGATAATTTCAAATGCTCTCGATAAAGGTAAAACTATTCTTTGGCTGGTACACCGGAGAAACTTGGTATGGCAGATGAAAGATGTTCTTGAACAATTCGGGGTAGAGGCCGGGGTAATTATGGCCGGGACTGAATCAGATACAACCTTACCCTGTCAGATCGGAACAATCCAAACATATATAAGGCGGTTGAAATTAAGCGCCACTTTTGACAACCATTTTTTCATTGATGCTGATTTGGTTTTAATTGACGAGGGGCATAGATCATTAAGCAAAACCTATATGGATACGATAAGCCTATATTCTGAAAAGATCATAATAGCCTGTACAGCTACGCCCATGAGGGCCGATGGCCGGGGTATGGGCGAAGTTTACGATTCGATTGCAGATATAGCCGGGGTTCAGGAATTAACAGATCAAGAATATTTATCTCCTGCCAGGTACTTTGCGCCGTCAACTCCTGACCTTGAGGGGGTTAAAATTGTGATGGGTGATTACGTTGTTAAACACCTGGACAAGAAAATGAATAAGACGAAACTAAACGGCGATATTGTAGAAAACTGGCTGAAAAATGGGGAGGACAGAAAAACCTTGGTTTTTTGTGTGAATGTGAAACACTCCATAGCCATTTGTGAAGAGTTTCAAAAGCAGGGCGTGAACGCGGAACACTTAGATGCTAAAAGCAGTGATGAGGTACGGAATGATGTTTTTGTACGGATGGAGAGGGGGGACACTCAAGTTATTTGCAATGTTGGTCTGTATCAAGAGGGGTTAGATGTTCCGAGCGTGAGTTGTGTTATTATGGCAAGGCCGACCAAGAGTATGGGCCTTTACCGACAATGTTGTGGCCGGGGGTTGCGGGTGTTCCCAGGGAAAAGCGACTGCATTATTTTCGATCACGGGGGTGTAATTGAAGAGCATGGATTTTTAGAAGATGAACTTGAATGGAGCTTAGATGGTAAAGAAAAGGCGTGGAAGAAACCTACCATAAAAGAGAATGAACCAAAATTGAGCAAGTGTAGGGTGTGTCACCAGATATTCAAGGGAACTAAGATTTGTCCAGTGTGCGGCACAGAACTTCGATCCTTCGGCAAAAAGATTGAGACGGTTGACGCTGAACTTGTGGAATTAAAGACGCTGAAGGAAAACAATAAGGCTTTGTGTTGGGAAGATAAGCGGATTTTCTATGGGACGTTGCTTTATTATGCTGAGAAGAATGGGTATAAGCGGGGTTGGGCTTCACACTCGTATAAAAGCTACACGGGTGTCTGGCCGAACGATAAAAGGGTAAAGCATGTGTCTCCCATACATCCAGAGGGTAAGTTTAAGAATTTACTACAACATATCTTAATAAAAAAAGCTGCTCAATACAAAAAATTAAAGGCGGCGTGA